GACTTACCCTTCTTAAGCGGCATTACCAGATACCAGGAATGATTTGACCAGTCAGCGCGTAAGCGCCAAGAGCAGCCATGACACCAAGCATAGCCAAGCGACCATTGAGCTGCTCAGCTCGTTCGTTGTGTGGGACACCGTAGGGATGATCAGACATAATGAGGGGTGGCTCTTTGGCCCAAATGTTTGTGTCGTTCATTAGAATTTAAGATCAGAGCGGGCAAGCTTCTGCATGATTTCGTCACGGTATGCAGGGTCACGATCGTACCGAGCATCGGACATTGCCCGTACAACTTCTGCTTGACTCTTGAATGTGTCAGCAGGAGTTGCAGCTTTACCTTGAATCATTTTACCTTCGTAACCATTTGCGTCTGTGTAACGTGCCTGAAGACCAGCAAGTGCCAAGTTAATGGCAGCAACGTTACCAGAATCAACAACGTTATCAAAGGCTTGGATCTCAGCTTCAGAGAAATTTTGTGCTGCCCAACCAACAAGTTGTTGATAAGCAGCTTCACCACCTACAGAGTTTTGGATGGTGTTAATGTCAGCTTGTGACAGCTCAGCGGATTGCGGAGCATCCATTGCAGGAAGACCTTGCTCATACTCAAAGTAAGCTTGAACAAGTTCCTTAGATGACATCTGCTCAAACTGAGCAAGTGTCTCAGCACTCAGTTCACCTTTCGAGTTGAATTCTTCTGCAGCTCGACTAATGGCTTCGATTTGCGTAGAATACTCAGACGGTTCTTGCTGATCTTCAGCTTCTGATTCTTGCGTTTCTTCTTGTTCATCACGTGAACCAAGTTTCTTTTCAAGTTCGATGTAAGCTTTTTCAAGCTCTTGTGCATCTTTGTACTTTCCAGCCAACCGAGCATTAGCTTGGTTGATCATCTCTTCTCCAATAGCCAGAGACTCAGCTTGGTCGGCTTCCATTGCACCGACAACTTCGGGATCACCAGCTGGATCGTAAGATAAAATTTCTGCCATAGTTATTGCATTGGGGGAATGACATCTTCGCCCATAGCCGCGTTCACAGTCTCAGCTGCCATCGGGTTTTTGGACGGATCTGCCAGGGGTGATTTAAGCATTTGACCTGCTTGCTGCATCATAAGTTGATCTTCTTGTGCTTGAGCAGCATCCATTTGTTCTTGCTGAATCTGTTCCATCGACTTAACAAGATTCAGTACGTCAATACCTTGTGCAGCTGCCAGACGCTTGATAGCCTCATCAGCATTGATGTATTGCATCAGTGCCTCAGGTCCAAGTGTCTGAGCAATAGTCATGATAAAGGAAGTGAGAGACTCACGATCTTGACCACGGCCAAGAGCATTGATACCTGCAACAATAGTAGGGTTGACCAGATCTTTAGGAATACGTGGGAGTTGTCCACTGCGTTGAAGAACCAGCATCTTGCGGTTCAGATAAGGAAGAAGGAACTCAACAGTCAGCAGGGAGAATAGTCCCCCGAGTTGCTGTTCAAGTTCAAGTTGAGTAAGTCGGACTTCTTCAGCAGTAGTGCGTTCAGATTGACGGACATTCAAAATGAGGAATGCCTCAGACAACCGACGCTCAAGCTGCTGCATCATTGTCATGGCAGTACCAAAGTCAGCGGTCTTACCCACTTGGATAACACCGATGTCATCGGGTCTGCCTTGAACGATCGCACCGTTGCCTGCCTTCGCCAGCGTCTGTGCTTTAGTCGTGCTTGAGGGTGATACCACGAAGACGACCTTAGCGGCTGCTGCAGAGCCTTCTACGAGGGACTGGGAGAGTCCATCAAGCGACTTAAGATCTCCCAAGAATTCCTCAACTCTACCCCGTCCATAGTTTTCGCCATCGACAGAATTGAAACGCAGTACAAGCCAAGGACTAGCATCCTTCGGAGCTTTGCTATCGGAGCCTGGAATTTTTTTGCCATAGACTTCCTGGTGCCAGAGCCAACGATTGTTGTCTAGCCGTACATGGGTATAAACTTCTACGTCATTCTCATGGGAGAAACCTTCATCCATAACAGGAAGAGGTTCCTTGATGATTTCAGGAGGTAGAAGATTTTTGTTAATTAGTTCTTTGGTGACGATCTCAATTACGTTACCGTTGCCATCTCTATCGACTACATAACGATTGATTGGGTAGTGCTTCAACCCTTCCTTACCCATAAAGATTAGAGCATTACCACCAACCACCAGATGCTTAAGAGCTTGGTGAACAACGACACGATCACTGGATGCAGCAATCGAATCCATCACCATACGCTCCATCTTGGCAAAACTAAGGTCAAGCTCAGAACGGATTTCAGCAGGCAGTTCAGTGCCTAGCTTGTCATCACGTACCTGGAGTTTAAAGAACGTAGTCTGTGGAGGTAGGAGGGACAGCATCAGCTTGGATGCAAGTGTCACTACACCCTTTGCACCTACGGATTGCCAAGGTTGACGAAGTGATTGATGGGTAACACGGAACTCATCACGTTGGATGAGGTAAGGAATGGTGAGCTTTGAACACTCAACCGCTGTGTCTAGAAATTGTGAACGGTAGCTGGATAGATGATCGTACCTGCTTTTAGCGTTCATTTAATTAACCAATGTTAAGATTACCGGATGTGGCTCCGACATTAAGTGGGATTCGTAGTGAAGCAAGTCCTTTGGCAAGTCCAGTAGTTGTTTGCCGACCGGATCTTGCTGTACGAACACCAGTTCTAGTATCAGCAATAGTACTTTGAACCGGTTTAGGAGTTGTATCAACTACTGCTTTCGGTTTCAAAGCATCAATCATTGCTTGATATGCTTTTTGTGATTCTTCTTGCTGCCTACGAATGCGGTCTGCTTCCGCTGCAGCATCTCGTTTAGCTTGTTCTCGTGCGTGCTGTTGTCTACGTCCAGCGCCCATGATTAAATGTCCTCATCAAGTCGGTTTGAGATCCACTCCAACACACTAACTTGACCAGCTCGATACATAATCTGGTTTAGTGGTGTGTCAGGAGTAGGGTTAACTGGTGGAAAGACATCTTCTAGTTCTTCTAGAAGACGCCTAACAGTAAGACCAAAGTTAGGCATACTGTGGGAGGTTGGGGTTTGCATGTTCGAAAAACGCTGGCATCCTGGCTCGCTTAGTTTCGGCAAGCTCAGGCGCTTTACCTTCGTACATCAGGCGATCACTGGAATCCAGCCAAAATTTTTTGTTTAGATATTTATTGGGATTGTTAGCCTTGAGAGGCTGCATAATCCAGTTAATAGTTGCTTTACGAAGTTTATCCAGGGACGGAGAAACCTCAAGGTTAAGCTCACGTGCGACCAAAGAGTTGACAGCTACGTGAACTTGTTCGTCACGAGAGATGTCAGCACTTACCGTACGCAACCCCGCATCTCCGTTAAAACGGAAAAAGGGTAGTAGCACAAAGAAAATCGCACGTTCGGCAACAAGTGCCTTGAGGATCGTGTGATCCGGGTGAGCAACCCAAGCGTCGCGGAGGCGCATGGCTTCCGCTTCAGCTTGTTCGTCAACACCGATGGCATTGGTAATATAACCCAGTGCAAGGTCGTGTTTAATTTCGTCCTGGACATTGGATTGTAGGACTTCCCGTGCCAGCTTCGGTACATCGTTCCCAAGCGCATCAGTAATAAAGTCTCCTACCGGAAGTTCCATATGTCGGATTGCCAAAGCTCGGTAGATAGTTTCTTCCGCACCTTCGACAAGAGTACCTGCAGTTGTTTGTACAGGTGTCCAAGTTCTTTTACGTTCAAGGAGTTTTTGATAAGGGTTCATTCGCCGCAATTACAATCAGGAGCAGGGTCATTTAGAAGCGACTCCAGGTAATCGTCAACCTCTGACTCCTCCAATGCAGCGTATGCACTGGTCTTGTCTTGAGTGTCACCCATTACCTGAAGCGAATAGTAGAGACTCGTCTGGTCAGATGCCAGCCAGTCTTCAATAAACGCTTCGTCATAGGTGATCACATCAGACCAACTATTGAAGCTGTAGCCGTGCAGAAGTCCGGTCTTATCAAGCATACGCATGATACCGTCTGCAACTTTTTTATATGCATCCCAGCCAACTTCCGATGCGATCTCAACAGGACCGTAGTCGTAGCTCTGGACGCCAAAGGTACCGCTATCACGGTCTACTTGACGGGCAATGGGAGGAGCAATCTCAGCGGTGGCAGTGTAGCCATCCGGGTCTTTGTATCGGTAACTGCAAGAAGCAGTAGGAGCAATAGCGAAGGCACGATCCATGTTGTTAACTCGTGCAATCGACGCAGCTTGGGCGACGCCACTTTGGAACTCAAGAGCAAGGGTGATAGCAGGGGTGAACTCTTTGACTTGATCACCACTGTTGACCACTTCCAAAGCGTTACCAAATTCTTTGTACGTTACTCCGTACCTTCGAAGGAGGTTGGCAAGACCGAGCATTCCCAGTCCGACTTGTCGGTCGATGTCGGGTGACAGGTACTCACCAGACTCTCCAACGCCTGTCCGGCTATGGAGACTGCACAATTCGGACATACCTTTAACGAAAGCCGGTGCGATGTCTTCGACGTCACAGGCAGCGAGATTGACATGCTGCAACAAGCAAGTTCCTCGTGACGGCAAGTAAACCTCAAGGCAGACGTTACCACGGATTCGTTTTCCATATGCATCAATTTTAGTTTTGTTGAGCCAGATGTCACCCTGGCGGATACCTTGAAGCAGTGCTTGCTTTACATTAGGTGTTGCTTCTTCCCACCAATAGTCATTGATGTTGACGCACCGTTTGACCCAGGGTAGCTCTGCTCGGTTAGCTTGGATAAACTCCAGAACGTCAGGATGATTAAGGTCAAGGTGGCACACAACAGCGCCATTCTTATACACACCACCTCTACGGAGTGTTTCATTCAGGGTTGAGTAGATTCGTGCGAACGATACAGGTCCAGAAGCAACAAGACC